ATAACCCCAAAATAATCAGTGCCATACGTACCCCATTTTGTTTTACCTTCTTTTATAACCTGTAATTTTTTACTACTTGGTGTTTCATTCAACAACTCATCAACTCTACCAATAACCCAATCGTAGTCTTTTTTTTCTTTTTTTAGTTCTGGGAATAACTTTAAAACAGTTTCCTCACCAATACCCTCTAACCCTGATATATTATCGGATGAATCACCAGCAATAATTTTAATTAAACCAACGTTACCATAATGGTAATCAAAATAATTTTTAAAATTATCGATATTAATAACCGCTTTTTTACCATAGAGATATACTTTGGTATCATCGGAGATTAATTGTAGTAAATCACGATCATTGGTATAAATCATTTTATTTTCATTTGGTGAATTTCTAACATAATGCGCAATACCATCATCGGCCTCACAACCATCAATTTCAACCTGTCTAATGAAAATCTCTTCTAAATACTGTTTAATTCGTAATCTTTGTCGATCTAAATCGTGTCTTTCATCAATAGATACTTTATCGTTTCTATTTTGTTTGTAGTATGGATAATAACCCTGTCTGTATTGTTTTGAATTCTCACCTTCCCAAAATACAACCACTTTTGTTATACCAAAATCTTGGTAGAATCTTTTGATTGTATTAATGAAGTGGAAGATGGCGCCAACACTACCGTTTTTGGTTTGTACTTGTTTGGCGCCATGAAACCCTTGTTTTAATAAGGCTTCCCCATCAATCAACAGGCAGTTAATCCTCGTCCGAGTAGGCGATTTTCTGTTTAACTTCATATTCTTCAAGTTCAAATGTTTTATCACCTATCTTTTCAGCCCAATATTCGGCTGTTTCTTTTTTATATTTTTCTAGAGCTGCTTTATCATCTCTTCTGTCACTTGTAATGAAACCATGTGGTGTTACAATGATTTGTGAGTCAGCAAAACCAAGTCCGTTAATGTGATTTTTATCAACAGTAACTTTAGTTCTTGTTGCGAAATTGATCTTACGACCATTCTTAGTTGCATCAATTTTAGAAATACCACCATCAGCTTCGTTACCAAAACGGAATACCAATGTAGCTGCTTGGTAGATAGCCTCACCACCCTTTGGTTTCATTTTTGGTTGACCCATTGGTGAATCTGGTAATTTAACCCATGGTAAGTTACAAACAACCAAACCAGCCAAGTATGGTGATGTTTCTTTACGAGTATTATTAATTCTTTGGTTGATACCCATATTGATTTTTTCGGCCAATACACCTGCGGTATGTTGTTTACCACCTTTACCTTCCCAAGTCATTTTACATGGTACAGAGCCAACTGAATCCCAGAAGAAACAAACATCATACGGTAATTCGCCTTTGTCTTGTTTGTCCATGATTTCATTGATGTAATCTGTAACTTGTTCAATATAGTTGAAATCGTCACGATACAAGAAAAGCCCTTGCCATTCACCCTCGTCATCTTTATAGATGTCCATTCCCATTAATTGACAATGCTCAAAACTCCATTTTTTCTCGGTAACCAAAAATACTGGTAAAATACCACGTCTTTGGGCGTCAACCGCTGATGAAATTAATGCGCTAGTTTTACCAGTGTTTGTATGACCTAGCAACATATTTATGTGACCCATGCAAGGGCCTGGAACACCAGATGCCTCTAAAAACGCCTCACCACAATTTAAGAATAAATCGGGTTTGTATTTTGTTGTTGTGCTCATTTTCTTCTTGAAATCATCAAAAGAAAATTCTTTTTTCTTAACTGCCATTGTATATAATATGTTTGTTTTTAATTAAAAAATAAGAGCATGGACACCAACTAAGACAATATGCCCAAGTATCTGTCCATGCTCAATATGTTATTTTTAGAACGGTAAATCGTCAACGTTAAGTGTAACGGGCTCAGAACCACTTTCTTGAGTGTCATCAGAATTTGTTGGCTCTGGGGCTGAATAACCACTTTGTGCTGGTGGTGTTGGTGTGCTATAAGCGCCAGCGCCCATATCATCAACTTTAGCTACAAATTGCTTAGATTCGCTATCCCAAATAGGTTCGCCACCTTGTGCAACAATACGCAAGAACTCAACTGGTTTTTTCTTCCAAACGTCTCTCCATGTCATTTCGTTTGACAACCATTCGGTAGCTTGTTCAGCATCCGCACTCAATGGAGTTGGGTCTTCAAGCATAATTTGAGAAACTTTTGTGTAATTTTTAACCGTATCACGTACAACGCTAATAACGATATCACGACCTAAATCATCTGGACGGTAAAAAGCACCAGAACCAGGGTTTTTGTCATTTAATCGGTTCATCAATGGAACTAATTTATCCATGATACCAGAACCATCTTTTACTTTAGGAAATCTCCAGAATTTAACACCCTCATGCTCTTTACCACGTTCGATACCTTTTACAATGTAAAATTCACGTGATTTGTAAGGCATTGCGATTTTTCTGTCTTCATCATCGCCAGTGTTCATGTAAATCTTGTACATGTCATTTAGAGGTGACTCTTCGCCATCTTGTGATGGGTCGTACAATTTACTCCAATTTTTACCAACTTTAAGATTGTGGAATTTTCCAATCTCATACCATTTCCCATTTTGGTCTAACGGTAAAACCCTAAATACTCTTTCACCAGAATTGACTTTTTCGGGTAAAGCTAAAGTGAAATACTTACTAAGATCCACTTCTTTTCGCTCCGAACCTTGTCTAACGGTCTTTGCTTTTTCGTAATCTGCCAGTGTGTTTTGAACGGCTTGATTCCAATCGATGTTTTTGTAATCCATAAAATTTATTTTTAAGTTTATGGTACAATATTACGAAAGGTTTTCTAAAAAGTCAAGTGCCGAGTAAAAAAAATTAAAAAATACTTTTGTAACGTTTAACACCAAACGCCAGCAAACCTTTTGTAACTGAACCCATTCCGCTATCTGTAACGGCAGTCAATGTGATTTTTTGGATTGGGCATTCAAACATACCAATCATCGATAATTCGATACCTGGTACACCATTTAATGTTATTGTTATAGTATCGTTTGTGTTACCTAATGTTAAAAACCCGTAATAAGATATAGTATATCCAGTCGTATCAATAGACTCAATACTATCACCAATGGTTGCCAATTTGGTTGTTACTAATTCTTGTTGTTTACCTGCGCTAATCATTTTATCTATTCATTAATTGATTTGGTTGTGGCGCATAAAAGCTATCTCTAACTGCACCATCATTATAATCAGCCATTAAATTGTCTAACATTGACATTTTGTTTGGTTGATTTTCTAAGTCTGTTTGTGTTTTAACACCTTCACCGTTATTATACTGGTCAATACTTACATTAAATGGGTATGAATCCTTAGCTAGCGCTTTTCTTCTTTCAGCTTCTGTTGGTGGTCTCATTAATTCAACTTGTTTTGCCAACATTTCCATTTTGCCAATAAGTTCGTCCATTTTACTCACATTATTGGTTAAATTGTCAACTTTACTCATAATACTATCCATTTTAGATAGATTACCCTCAATTGAACTTATCTTACCTTTGATCTCATTTGTATCATTAACCAAATCTGTTACATCGATTTCGGTAACGTCTTCATCGGTAGCTACATCCTCAGTTCCATCTGTTGCTGGGGCTTCCGTACCCATATCTTGAGCGTTTAAATCCTCAGTACCATCAGTAACTTCAGTTCCATCTGTTGCTGGAGCCTCCGTACCGTCAATAGCAGCATCAGCTGGTGGTGCATCATCAACTGGTGCATCCTGAGCTGGAACTTCTTCCTCAGCTTCATTATAAAATCTATAAGCACCCTCAGATAAAGACATCTTATCTTGGTAAGCTATAATCGTATTGAAACGTTTAATTTCGTTTTCTAATATTTTATTTAATTTACTCATCTCAAAAATGTTCTATTTGAATTGCTTATTGGTGATTCCTCTCTTAACAGTTCTCTACCGTCTTCAAGTACTAATTTTTTTTCAATTAATTTTCTTTCGATTAGACCATCAGCTGTTTTAACATAGCAAATACCTGTTTTTAAATCACATACCTCTTCACCAACCTTAGGTTCCTCATTTAAAAATTCGTCTATTTTTTTGTTTAAATTATCCATAAAATAGTTTTCTTATAAATATCTAGGTTTTTAATAAAGTTAAGCAAATATATCTTTTACTTTACTTTGAACCGTAAATGATTTGTTAGCTTTACTGTTTATTGTCGCAACAACGTTAGCAGCGTACTGATCTGGATCATTACTATCCGTTGGTGGGGCATAGGTATAAAAGAACTGTAAGAAAGTTGGTGGTTGGTTTTTAGACCATTTACCAATCTGACTCTCGTAGTTACCACTATTGGTTGATGTTACTGGCATTCTACCATCAGCCCATGATTTAATTTTACTTTCAATTAAAGCCTTAAACCCATATTCAGCTTTGGCGAATACAGCAAATCTACTAGTTTGTTTTGTGTTACCATTTTGTTTATATACAGATTGGTCGTATTTTTTAAACTCATCACTATAATCCAAATTACCTGGGTTATTATTTTTGTAAGCCAACGCTTTTTTATTAGTCCACCCTTCATTTTTCGCAATCGCTGATGCCATAATAGCTTCAGGTGAATTTGGGTCATAACCAGCGGCCTTCGCCAATTCTGTTAGATCACCTGTAAATGGTAAGACATTACCAGTTCTTGTGGTTGTTGTGGTTGTTGTACTATCTTCAGTTGGCTGGTATTTTAACACCCCACGATATATCTTTTTACCACCCCCAGTACTTTGGTCAATATCAATGGTATAATCATCATTTAATTGTAACGAATCACCACCGACAGTCTGACTTACGTTACCACCTATGGTTCTGGCCTTTTTTTGCTCATCAATACTAACCACAACGTCACAATGGCAATGTGTATCACTTTTAAAATCTTCCCATTTAGTGTTAATACCCCCACCGTTTGAATAACAAACAATATCCCCAACATCAACCGTAGCTTCTTTTGTTAAAGCATCATAACCGTACCATGGGTATGTACCACCAGAATTTTTATTATCTCTAGATTTTACAATATATGTTGCGTGCATAGCTGAATATGGGAATTCAGATGCACCAGAATTTTTAACAACATATGATATAAATGCAGCTGACCATGCAACCTGATTACCACCCTTTTTTTCAAGTGTTGTACCAACAGCTTCCCAATAAGAATTTAAATAAGTTTGTACCGATTCATCTGTTTCTTTCCTTAACGTACCACTACTATCACGCCATTTAGCTTGTTCAGCCTCAGCCACACGTTTCATGTTACCCAATAGTGTAGCTCTTTTCTCACCAGCACCACTTCCACCAGATTGAGTTGTTAACACATCTGCTGATGTCGATGTTTCTAAATCAATTTTCTTCTTTGATTCTGAGCTAAGTATAATTTTGTTTAAGAATTTAAAGAAAGCAACATTGTCAGTTGTATCACCAGTGCCATAACCATAAGCTCCTAAGTATTTTACCTTTATTGGTTCTGCGGTTGATTTAGTAACTTCTTTGTTTTCTTTTTCATATTCTTCGTTAACTGTATCGTAAAAACTCTTAACATCTTTATCAACAAATTTTTTAAAGTTTTCTTTACTACCAGCATCGGTAGTTGCGTCAAAATCATACCAATGCTTTGAACCGTTAAAACTAAGACCAACATCATCACCAACAGCACCTTCCCATTCAATATCTTGTACCGTTTTGTACATTTTTATACCACTAAAGATTGCTACTTGGTAATTATTGCCCTTTTTAGCCTCTTTAACTTTATTTCTTATCTTTATAAATCTCTCTGAATTTGAATCATTACCAGCACCAAATAAATAAGTTGCTAATTTATCATCATTAAAAGTACCATCAGAGTCAACCAAAGCAAATTTAACTAATTGATTCATTGTTGTATCGTCAACATCACCACCAAAATTATCGTTATAGAAGAATTTGAACCAATCCATGAATGGTGCTTCCTTATTTACATCCTCATACTTTCTTGGTTTTTTAGCCGCTAAATCTGTAACTTTATCGTCTGGTACCTGCTCAATTGTGACTTCAGTGTTAATCTTATTAATAATAAAATTAGTTGGGTCATATGCGTGGAATATATCATAAAGGGTTTGTGTGTTGTTTGTCGCCCTATATTTATCATTTGATCCATTTTTTTCCTGTGGGTCTAAAAATAAATTTGCACCACTTATATCAACACCATCTGGTGAAAATCCAGTAATAGTGTTTGTGGATTTAAGTGTTGTTTCAACACCGCTTTTATCGAATGAACCACCAGATCCGCTAGCTTGTATATCCCAGGCTTTAGTATTTGCTGGTAATTTATGGTTTTTTTGTAAATAACTTAATTCAGTTAAATTATCCAAATACTGACCCATTTCATCGTTTTGTAAAAAATTAGCTCCAGTGTTTTTTAACAAATAAGATAATGATAATGTATTTGAATCTGTAAATCTAGCATCACCACCCTCAGCAGCACCTTTCATATTTGAAATTGCAACTTGAACCATGGCAGGTAATATTTCAGATGGGTCAATACTATCTTTATATATTGAAGCTATATTATACAAATAGGATATCACACCATAATTTGCAGCCGTCATTTTATTGTCTCTCGTAACCGAATAAATGTAAGCACCCAAAATATCTTTACCATCCATTTGGGCATAACCAGTACCTTCTTTAACTTGCTGTATAAAATCCCTATATGGTTTATTTGATCCAGATAAGAATTTAATAGTACCTTGTGTATCTGGTAAGCCTTCTGTTTGAACTTTGCTAGCTTCTT